TTATGTTTTCGGCACTATCTGCAACGGCTTGCACGATTGCATCAGCATAGATGTCACCAATACCAAGTACGGCTTTTAGCTCGCTTAGTGTAATTAGTGCCATCTTAAATCCTTATCTATGGGTGAGTGTGTGGGGGACACAGGGCCGCATCCCCCACACTTCTAACTAACGCTGACTTAGGTCAGGTTAAAGCGACGTACTCCACCAGCGGTCAAAACGCCAACGGCAAGATAGCCGTAAAGTGCGGTTTCAATTTCGCCAGTTGTAACTACGTTTGTTGACATACGCAAGATCGGTGATTCGTAGATTGCAACTGCATTTGGAGTAACAATGAATGCTGACTCGTCAATGGTTGTTGCTACTGCGTTTGGATCTACATACAGATCAAGTCCAAGCACGTTGCCGCGTAGGGACTGTGGTCCTGCAACTCCACCGTTGTTCTGTGGGTTGTATGCGTTGTAGATTGGTCGCCCGGTTGTGTCGGTTGCACCCATCAACAATGACCACTGTGAAGTGCCTGCGATGTATGCGCTTGGTAGTTCGCCAGTTGCTAGGTAAGCAGCTGGGGCTTCAGTGGAAACGTAGGAAATGATACCAGCGGATGTTGCTGCAACTGCTGTGGCTTGTGTTCCACCTGCAGTTAGAGCTGCAATTACTGCTGCATCTGTTGCCTTGTTGTAAGCGCGGGTCATGTTGTCAACCATTGCTTGGAAAAAGTCTGGGGATGAACGCTCTAGTAGTTCTACCGAGTAACGCTGCATTCCTGCAAACTTGTTTACGTCTAGGTTGACGTATGAGGACACGATTCCAGTTTCTGACGGGCCAGCACCTTCGTTGGTGTCAGCTACAGTGCCACTGGTTGTGATTTTTGGATGGCTGATAACCATGCCTGATGCAGTGATGGCGCGTGAGCCTATTGCATCAATGGCTGGACGTGAGCCGATGGATGTGTCAATAACGCTGTTTACATACTGCACTGGGGTGAACGCTGGGTTCGTGCTGAATGAATCGTCAGCTGCCATTACATACTGGGCTGAATCGTGATTACCCAATTTGGCCTTGACACTGTGTTCCAAGTACGAGGCTTGGCTGTTGATTGGGCTACGAGGCTTAACGTAGGCCACTGGTGCGGCGGCGTGAACAACCGCGGCTGCGGTCACTTCATCTGCCACTGGTGCGGTTGTTTCTTCCACTGTGATCTCCTGTGGTTGTTCCTCTGCGGGGATTTCCGCTTCGGTGGTTTCTGGGGTTTCGGCTTCGGTTGCCGCAACGCTTTCTATGGTTGCATCCTTGAATGCAGGATTGGTGACATGAGCCACCGCTTCCATCAAAGCTGACGCAACTACCATTACACCTTTTTCAATGGTGTATTCATTGACTTTGGCTTCAATGCTAAATGCCGGGCGAAGTCCCTCGGCTGCTTCTATAAGTGCATCATTGCCAGCATTAGTTGGCGCAATCTTAAAGGCCATAGAAATGCCAGCAGGGCTGACTTCTAAAGACTCGGCCACGCCGCGACCTAAAGGTCTGGTTCTGTCATGCTCGCTATTAAGCACAATCTGGCTTGGATCAATGTCACCGAAAGCACCAAACTCAAAACGTACAGGGCCAGCGGATGTGTTACCGACCTTTGAGAATGGGACTACTAGGCCCTTGATTGTGCGAGTTTCTACATTGGCGGCCAATACTTGACCCTCGAAACTAAGTTGCATTTGGATTTCCTCTCGGTGCTAAGTCCATTTCCTCACGCGCTTCATCAACATTGATTAAGCCGTATTCGAGCATCTTGCCTAGGACTTCGATCTGCTCTAGTGGGTTGCCGCGTAAGTAATCGTCAAGATCAAACCTGACTTCTTGCCCGCGTGGCGTGACATCATTCATCGTAAGTCTTTCCTCAATGCAGCTCATGAATGGGCGCAATGAGAAGTCAACAAGGCTTCGGCGCTCTTGGCTTACGTTTGAGTAAGTGGCGCTGGCTGATTCTGCGTTGATGTACCACGCAGGGATGTTGCACATACGAGCAATTTCAGCTGCAGTGTTAAGGCGTGATTCAGTAAGTTGCATCTGCCCGGCATCGTATCCAAAAGTGGTTACATCTAAAGGCCCAGATAAGTAAGCGGTTGAACGAGTGGCCCGGGCTTGCTTCCATTGTGCCAATAGGCTGGATACTTGCTCTGGTGGTAAGTCAACGCCAGAATTTTTAATAACCATAGTTGGATTTGGCTCACTGGCCATTCTCTGGACGGCTTCCTCTAACTTCAAAGCTGTAGAGATAGTGCGGCCACCACGATTAAGGATTCCCTCGTCAATACCGCTAAACATGATTAGTGAGCCAACACCTGTAGTAGGTAGCAAGCCACCCTCGATGTAGAAACCGTTGACGATTTCTTGAGTGTTTAGGTCAGTTGTAAAGGTAACGCGGGTTGGATCAATACGGCGAGCCTGTGTTGGACGGCCATCCTCGGCGCTGACTTCAAGCACTTGCCAGAATGAGCGACCATGAAATAACAAGTCCTCAACTGTCCAAGCCATTGTTATTGCCATTGGCAAGGCTGGATCAGGTTGTCTAAGGATGCTGCGACCCTCAACCTTTGCTTTAGTTATCTCGTTGTAAGAGTAAAGGCCAAGTGTGCTGATAGTGCCAGCAATGATGTTACGAGCGCGGGCAACGGCTGGTACTTGCATCGCGCTTGAACGATCAACGCGAAAAGTGTTAAAAGGCGTGAAGTAAGCATCTTGATAAAACGGGATTGCAATACCTGCACGAGCTTCGATGTCTGGTTTCTGTTCTGGAGTACCCAATAAGAAATCAATAAAACCCATACTCCATTATCTCATAAATGTGTGACATTCAAGCATCTGGTGCGCGTGTCGAGAAATGTGCGGGTTAGTGATAGGAGTGACTAACCCGCACATCTAAGGTACTGCCAAGTAGACCCTAACTGCTAATGATAGTCACTGTCTGTTGTGGCGCACAAGCATGACCCGCCGCCATCACTAACGCGACTGCAGCTGTGATCGGGACTTGTGCTGCTCTACGAGCAATACGCCATCCACCATCACTTGCTGGCCGTCTAGCACATGAAACTAAATGACTATGTAATGTCGGTTGTCCGGGATGAATGAATTTGCCAGATTGCATTGCATTAAGTGTTTGATCGCAACTAATAGCAAAGCCAGCCGATGCCCAAGGTGTTGGCTCGGTTGCTATACCAGCTTGAGCCAATCTAGGTGCAATGTATCCTGCAGTGTTTGGATCATAGGCAAACTTTCTAGGCCTGTATCTGCGAGCAAGTGTAGCCAGTTCCCCTGTCAGTTCTAAATCATTTATGCCGCCATCACGTTGCCATTCATGTAGGAATACAGCCATGCCCTCTTGGCGCTCTTGAATAGTTACTAAGCAAGCAATCTCTCTATTGAAATTAAGGTCAATAGCCATCCATGTAGGTAGTTCATCCTCTAGCCCTATTTCCCTTTCGCCTGCATTCCACATATCCATTGGCCAAGGTGAATCAATGGCATCTACCCACATACATAGTGTTTCAGTTTTGAAAGCGTCTTTAGTATCAAAGATTGACGCATCTCTGATGTTTTCAATGCTTACTGTGTAACCCATTGCCGGGTTAGCCATTGCCCATGCCTTTTCATCATTTACATCCGACCCGGCAGGTGCGCTGTATTCGTAGTAACCCATTCTGGGTGAGTCAAATGTCAAGGCTCTACGCCTTTGTTCATTTAAGACATTGCTATTTAGATCGCCAGCATTTGACGTCCAATAGACTTGAGCATTTGGTCTGGCTCGGGTGATTGGAGTTACAGCTGCCCAAGTTGGCTCATCAATCTCTCGGAGTTCATCCACATAAAGTAAGTCAGCGGTACTACCGCGTGGGCCTTCGCTAGTTGCAGCTCTAATTGCATACTTACGCAATCTCTCGCATTTACCATTACAGGACTTTGGATAATGATGGCAATACACCTCTAATTCCTCTTGACCATTAGTCCGGGATACACGCTTGATCCGCTTACGCATCCAATCAAGGCTTTCGGCCATGTCTACAGTTTGCTTGAAAGTATCTAGTGATAATTGGCGTGTCTGCGACATAGCGATAGTGCTTTTCTCGCCAAAGATGTAAAGGCCAGCAAGGATACGCATCCGCATTAAATGAGTCTTACCTTGTTGCCGGGCAACCAAAATTCCTATTTGGCTTCTAGCCCAAGTGCCGTCAGGATTTACCTTTAGTGCGTCATTTAGAACGTACTCTTGCCAAGGCAGTAATGGAACACCTAACTCATCCGCTAGCTGGCTTACTAGCGGGCCTGCGGTTGGCAGCTTTAGTGGCGGGCTTTGGATTCTTGGTTTTGACGAGCCGTAGGAAGTCCCCGACATAGGCGTTACCATCATTTTCCTCTTGTTTACTGGCAGTACGAGTTTCTACGGTTAGGTGGAGTTGTTGCAACACTGTTAGAAACTTACCAGATAGGGCCGTTATGTCTTTAAGATCAGCGCCCATGTCAAAAGCCGTATCTAACGCTGTGGCCAT